TGAGGTTAAGTTGCTTAAGGTTCCGATGTTTTGCGAGGTATTAACGGTTACCGTACCCGCGGTATTGGTTAGGCCGGTTGAAAAACTATAGGATGAACCCGAAGATGGATTTATCCAGCTTGCATCATAGTTGGTCGCCGAGTTTTTGGCCAGCACCTGGCCGGTTGTTCCGCCGGATGGCAGCACTTTGCCGGCGAGGGCAGTGAGCTGTGCCTGCAACTTGCCAAACGCGGAAAGAATGCTGTCGGTTGCCGTTACAGCCGAAACCGTTCCGAAGGTGATACCACTTAACACTACCGCCAAAACGCGGGCGGCGGTAAAATACAGGTTGGTAGTCCCTTCGGGCACAGCGTCGGTGCTGCCCGGCGAGGCAACAAGCTGGATATAGGCTGAGCCGCTCCAGCGGTATTCGTAATTGGTGTCCTGGGCTATGTAGATGATATCGGTTGCGCCTGTGGCGGGAAATGCCGCATAGTTGGCAAACTCCTGCACCTCGTCCACGTAAGCCGGCAGTTGGGCTGTAGGTACCCGGCCGCTGCTGTCCAGGCTGGGGTAGCCGTTTGGCTGGCCTTTGTTTGCCAAATTCTCGGGCGTAAAGCCCAGTGAATTTTGCTTGGCGCTTAAGGCAGTGGCCAGGTTGGTATTGTCGGTAGGCTGGCCGGTGAGGTTGGCAAAGGAGTTGTCCTGCCAGATGGTGTTAAAGCTGGTATTATCCGCCTTTGCCAGTACCTGCCCGGTTGTGCCGGCGCCGGGCACCCCTGCCCCCATCAGGGATACGCCGGCACCCCACACACCGGAGGTTTTAGGGCCAAAGAAGACATAGGTTGAGGTATTGATGTAAAAGTTGCCGTCGACACCAGTGGAGGTGTTTGAAGGGGTGGTGGTGCCAAACAGGATGGTATTGCCGTTGGTCCCGTTGGTTCCATTGGCGCCAGCAGTACCCTGCGGCCCCTGGGGCCCGGTCGCCATTGAAAACACCTGCGACCAGGCCCCTGCAGTTTTTTGATAAAATATGCCGGTAAGCGTATCGATATAACTGTCGGAATTTTTGCCGATGGAAGTCCCCGGTACGCCGCCGCCGTACAGCATGGTGCCATCGGCGCCGTTGGCGGCTGAGATGGTATAAACGATGGTCCAGGTGCCGGCAACTTTTTGCGCGAACGAACCGGACGTAGTGTTTACAAAAACATCGCCGTTATTGCCGCTGGTGTTTTGCGGCAGCGTGGTGCCGAAGGAAAGATTGGCGCCGGTTACCAGGTTTGCCTCCAAAAACTGCAGCAGCAGCGTAAAGGTGTATTGGTAATCGGTACCGCTGTCAACCAGCACCGAAACATCGGAAGCGTTGATGGTGGTGGCTATGGGGAGCTCGGTTATTTTTTTATCGGCCATGGACTAAGATTTTTAAGATTAAAGGATTTTTAGGATTTATGAACGGCGGCGAAACTTCATTTTAGTTCATAAACTCAGTGATGGGCAGGTAGCTGTCGGCGCCGGAGGGGTCGTAACCGGAGGGGAAATTAAAGCCGGTATGGTCGACGCTGCGGATGCGAGGGCCTGACTGGCGGCTGCTTTTGTTTTTTCCGTTATAATTCCACAGCGGGAAATCGGTTTTGTTATCCCATAAAAACTTCTCCACCTCATTGGCATGGGCGTTGGCTACGCTGCGCTGCTGCTGTACCAGCTTTACAATGTCTTTTGGCGCAACAGCGTCGGCATTGTCATGGTGTTTTAAAACAGGGCCGGTGGCGGTATAGTGTACTGCGTCCGCTTCGATAAACCTGGCAAAGGTGAAATAGACCAATGTCGGGATCAGCCCTTCGTACAAAACAATGTGGCCATATTTGTCCAGGTACTCGCTGCCGTTTAGCAGGTCCTTGTAGGGCTGCGGCGCGGTGTCCTGCAGGGTGCCGTCGGAATTGAAGTTTTGAATAAAATCATAATACAAGGCATGGCCCAAAAAAGGTTTCAGGTCCAGGTCCTGCGCCTTTTTGATAAAAACATTCAGGCGCTCGGGCTTGATGTTTACGGAGATGTCCTCGTAATTCTGGAATGTAGACTGGTTGATGAGATAGATGGTGTTCATTTATTGGAGTTGATTAAGTTGATTGAGTTGGATTGGGTTGATTAGGTTGGTTGCGTACAAGTTGACCGGAATAACTCAATCAACTTATTCAACCTAATCAACCATTCAACTAAACTAAAGGCACATCGCTTCGGCTTCAGCTTGTTTAAAGCCGTAGGCATAAACCAGCGTGGCGACTTTATTTTCTGCAGGGATTGGCGCCAGGAGCAACTGGTTGATGCTGACACCGGCTTTTATACCGGCGATGTCGTCGGCGATGGTGGCCGGTACTTGGATAATATTCCAGTTGCCGGCGGGGTTGATGTTAGTGTAAAAGTTGTCGAATATTTCGGCGAAGGTTTCCGATAGCTCCAGCCGGTCGGGTGCGGTATTGTCGTTAAACTCGCGGATAGCTTCCTTTTTTTCGCCCCCGTTGCTTAAGCCTGAAGCGCTTTCCGGGTTGATCAGGTCCTTCGGGACCGAGAAACCTTTTATGATGCGGGCTTCAACCGACTTTTCCGTCGTTTCAAACAACTTGTCATTATTTTGGATGGAATAAGGCTTAAACTCCGGCTTTGACGTTTCGTCCTCATATTCAATAACGATGATCTTTTGCGCGCTTTTGGCTCCCTGGAAGGAGCCCAGGTCTTTTTCCAACTGCGAAGGCATATTGGCATAAGGCAGGTCGGCATCATCCGGGCGGCTGTTGTCGGCCTCCTCTCGCCTTGATTGCATGAAAAGCATGGTGGATGGCAGGAAACCCGTGGTTACTTCGCGGTTGTTGAAAATTTTTATACCTGCTTCGGTTTCAAAGTCTTCCCAAACGCTGTCGGCCTCAATCAGCGGGTAATCATCCACTTCGGGATTAAAGTAAAACAGCTGACCCTTGTATTTATCCCAGCCGCCTGCCGCCAGCACCTGCTTTTTTATGGTTTGAGGGTTGGGGTCGTATGCATCCACGAAAGTGATCTTGCTGCGCATGATGTTTTTCCAGGTTTTACGGCCCCAGTCGGAATAGAGCGCAAATTTACCAGCGGTGGTAGGGTCGTCGGTATCGCCCATCCGGATGTCCTCAAACTTTACATAATTTACCGATGCGATCTTGTAGTTGGCATTGTAGTTTACGTGGATGCCAAAGCCGGTGAATAAGGCCTTATCGGTAGCAACGGCCTTCAACAGTTTGGCCAGTGTTAACCCTTTGGCGTTAACCACCTGTTTACCCAGGTCGGGCTGCTCAAAGCCATTGCCGGCTATAAATTTTGACCGCTTGTTCCAACAATCTTTGGCCGTAGGCGAACCGGCAACCAGCTCCAGCATGCGCTGCGGGTAGGCATTGTCGAGGTCGTAGTTGAGTATGCCGAAAGTTTGGTTCGGCCTTACAAATATCCGTCGCTCAATTTGTGGTAAATAGGTCTTCATAGTTTTCTTGGATTATTCACGGCGTAATTTGTTTTTCAGCGGCGTTCATGAGATCGCTTCGCTCAGTTACACCGATTTGTTGTGATTTCACCGATTTTTCATCGGGTTCAGCCGGAAAAATTTCCTCCGTTGGGACTGTTTCAAACAGTGCAGTTAGATGCGGGTATTTTTGCAGGTACCATTCGGCTTCTTCGTCGCTGAGGTTGTCATTGGTGTGGATTGCCGGAGACCGTGGCGCGAACTGGTGGCGGCCGGGTTTTAATTTATATTTCTTATTCATGACATTTTGTTTTTAGTCCATAGACCATGGTCGATAGTCCATGGCAGTTAAGTATATTGCCATGGACCATGGTCTATCGACTATCGTCTTAAGAAGCCAGCAACGCTTCAATTGCGGCGATAGTGCTGGCATAGGTAGCGCTGCCGGTGGTTGGCGGGATGGATACTGCACGTGGCGGATAAGGCTCCCTTAGTTTGTCGGGGTTGGTGAGTTTTAGCTTGTAACCACCGTCGACAGTTTCGTCAGCTGCGCTGCGTTCGGCATCGGTTAGGATGAGGCCGTTTACTGCGCCAAATAACTCGATAGCTGAATCGCTGGAGTTGAAATTATTTACGGCGATGGCACATACCCGGCCGTAGCCCATGGCCATCAGCTGTGTTTTAATGTCGACCGAGAAGCCGGCGATGTTGAAGTCGATCTCTTCGGTGTAGCGCGGCCCGACGGATGTTTTGGCCAATTTTGACGAGGTATTGAAGCTGTTATTGGTCCCCTCGAACTTGTAGATGTTGGTGCCGGTAGCTGCGGTTAAGCCGGTTACGATGAGCGGGTTGGTGGTATCAAAAGTGAGGGTGATATCATCCTGGTTAAAGATGTAGATCACATCCTCGATGCCGGCGGTTACAGGCGCGTCAGTACCTAAACTGAAGCCTGCGTTTATTTTGTTGTAAATGGACATTTTTTTAATTAGTGAGTTAGTGAATTAGTGATTTAGTGAATGTGGTTAGTGGATTAGTGAATTATTGAATGATTTACAGCGATGGAAAATCACTAATTCAATAAATCACTAATTCACTAATTGATTTACGCTGACAGGTAGAAAAGCTCGTTTGCAAACTTGAAGTTCACGGCGGCTTTCATGCGGGCTTTCATGCGTACAACGTTGTCGTTGGTGTAGGGCTTCATGTAAACGGTTGAGAGCTCGGAAGCATCACCCAAAAGATCCACACCCAGGAAAAGATTGGATGAACGTGCGCCGAGGATGGTGTTAGCCTGCCAGTGGTTCATGATCTGCAGGGGCAAGCCTAAATAATCCATCTTTTTTACATCGGTAAAGGCGTTGATGACGTTGAGCGCTTTGTTGGCCTGTGCCTGTGCGTAGGCGTAGCCGATGTGCAAGGGTATCTGCAGGTTAAAATCATCCTGGATACGGTCGGCGGGATCAAGCTGGGCGTAAACGCTTCCTAATACGGACAACACGTTGGTGACATTGATATAGCTGATAGTAGCCGCCGTTGCGGCGCCGCTAAACGATGCT